TTAATCGTTGCTTTTACTTGATTTATTGCCATCCTTTTCACCCTCTTCCCATGCTTTTCTTTCAGCTTCTATTTCCTGAGCTACTAACTGGTTTACCTGACTAGATATTTCAAAGAGAGCCATCTGTTTTACCATCGTTGGCATTTTGGCCTCATTAAGTACTTTTGCAAGATTTTCTTTCAACTCTACTATCTGTAGGTTAAATCCTTTTTCTTTCATTCAATACCTCCATTTTAGGCATAATAAAAGCACCCACAACTTAATGCAGATGCTTAGTTATTGATTTTGTCTATTTGTTTACATTTACTTCACATTTAAGTACGATTACCTGTTTATCGGGGGTGGTAATTGTACAGTATACATTTGCTTTTCCAACTCCCTTAGCTGTAATAATGCCATTGGCAACGTTTACCGTAGCGATTGAACGGTTCGAACTTCTATATCTGTATTTGGAACCGGCTATCTGATTTTCAACCCCTAAATCATATTGATTACCTGCATTCAGGTCTATTACATCATCAGTAAGGATGGGTAAGTTATCATCTACTCCAACGGTTACGGTTGATACTAAAGTATATACCTGGCCGTCAGAAGCGGTAATCTTACAGGTTATTTTAGCTGTACCATCTGAAACAGCGGTAACAAAACCATTCTTGGAATTTACCTTTGCTACCTTGGGATTGCTACTTGTCCAAGCATAAGTTCCGGATACCTTATCATTTATATTAATGTCATACGTTGAAGATTTATCCAACGCAATAGAAGAAGCAGTAAGGGATGGTTTTGTAATTGTGGGTTGCTCTTCAACTGTTGCAGGGTCCGTAGTTGGCTCACTTGGACCATCTGCATATGGATTTTCCCACTTTACACCATACAGCACAAGTTCAGCTTTTACTATTTCACCAGAATCAGATTTAAAGAGCATTGTTACAGTCTGTTCTCCATCTTTAATAACATAATCAGGATTTTCCCATTCATATTGACCATAAACTATAACTCCGTCTTTGTAAGCTTTGCCACCTCGAAATATATATCTGTTGAGTTCTTTACCTGTACATGCATCATAATCATCGGCGCCCGGCAGATTATTAAGGATCCCAAAAGATAGTTCATAATCGCTATTACTTATGCTTTCGATTGTAAAACTTTTATGTTCCTGTGCAAAAACATGTATAGGAATAATGATTATTGAAATTAATAAACTAATTATACTTATCAATTTTATATTTTTCATAATAATTACCTCCTAGCCATATTATTACACAGCTAAAAAAAAATTACAATGAAAAATGGAAAATTAAGCAACTTTTAATCTTATGACGCTGCAAATAGGAAACCATAGACCTCTTCGTATCTTAGACTTAATCTCGTAATCTGCATTACTCCATCGCTATCAGCTGTGTATGGTTTTTCATTACCATCAACTGCCATTCCATCTTTCTCATACCATGTATCAGAGCAAAACATAGCATAGTTATAAGGATTTAGACCCTCTTCTTCGAAAGCAGTTTTTACGTCCTGGGCAAATACACCAATATGAATACGGGCATTATCTCCTTTTTTTACTATTGCATCTTTAAATTTAAATGTAATAAAAAGTTGTTTTATTCTTTGCGCTACTCTTTTTTCTGCTTCTGTTAAACTACCGATTAATTCCTTTAGATTTCTATCACTTGTGGAAATTGTTGATGTTGCTGCGTATACTTGCGTCCATCTATATGACGGAGATCCACATGAAACTTCATTATCACCATAAGAAGAATGGGGTCTAAAGTTATTACCATTCGATGTTACTTGAGCGGTTCCAGTTGTAGCAGAGTATAAAATGTTAATTTCGTCTCTTTTATTATCAGTTGTTATAGGCTCTCCACCGTTAATTGATTCAACGGTAATATTATTACAATCAATATTACCACCAAATATCTCTGTAGTGGTAGAAGTTCCCTGTATTCTAACTGACGGAAAAGAAGCCTCGTATTCACTTATGATAGTAACGCCTCTTAATGTGCCGCCTGAAATCCTATTAGCGCTCATGGTACCGGCTGTAATCTGAGAAGCATTAATATTCCCGGCATATACCCATGATGTTCTTACTTCATCAGCGGTTACCGTTCCGGTTTTTAAATTTCTACCATCAATGATTGTTTGACCTGGAGTATTTAAATTAGTCACAGTAACATATCCGTTTAAATTAAGCTTAGTCGCATCAATTTTAATACCCTCACCGCTTAAGTTAATCGCAGCTATTACCCCGGCGGCATCCACTTTTAATTCTATCTGTCCTGCCTGTTGCGTTATCTGAGATTGTAGATTGTTCTTAGTATCCGTAATTTGTACTTGCAGTTGTCCGGCTGTCTGTTCTATCTTAGACTCTAATCCGGATTCAACGTCCGTTATTGTATTAGATAACTCTTCAACATTTCGCTTTAATACAGCTGATTTCCCTTGTAACTGGATAATCTGCTTATTTACACTGAAATTCTGTTTCCGTTCTTCATTGCCCTGTGCAGAAAAAGCATCCCTTAATGCCTGTATCCCGGTCAGGGTACGCTTAAATACATAGCCAGCTATAACATCGGTTAGGTTAAAAGCAATAGTATCCCCGACTTCGATATATGACAATCCTACGTTATTACTTTGGTATGGCCGGTATGGACGTTTCTGCATATTACCAAAGGCATTAATAGCTATTGTATTTAATTCCTCAGCGGACTTACCGTATACTAAAAAATTACCCTCAATTACATAGGCATTTGCTCCGGTACCAACTATTGCGCCTATATCGCCCTCTTCCTGCCTTATTTGCAGTTTATCAATCTCTTTTACGGTATATTCTTCAAATATGACTGGTGGTATACACATTGCAGTACTTACCTGAGTGGCGGCAGAAGTTTGCTCGAAATAGGTAGTATCATTTTCCGATACAGGGAATAAATCATCTGCAGGTAACAATGTCACTGCCGGATATAATCCGTAACTTGGCTCTAGGACAACATGTGCAAACTTCCCAAAGCGGTTTATATGCCCGAAACAGCCGTTTATTTCTTCACAGGCTTTTAATACATCCCTGCCGCTAATTTGACTTGGCTCAATGGTTTTAGTGACGATCATAGCGTCATTTGGTAGTGCTTTTAACTCTTCCTGGATTCCTAAATAGTTTAAAAGGCTTGCCCGAAACGCCGCCAGGGTAAGTGGAAAAGGAAGTGAATTATACCAGTTCGCCACATCAATATCTGCTTTCCTCATTCTGTCATAGGCTGTTATATCTTTAAACCTTAAATCATCCTGTTTCTTACAACTGTCTACAGTGTATACACCAAGCGGTACCGTGTAGCTATTTACTATCTGATTAATAATAAATTCCTTTCCGGATAAATCTTGGTTAACGTCAGCAAGAGTAAATTTAATAATAGAGGCTTCACAGGATCCAAATACAAGATCAGTATCACTGCATAATTTTTCTTCCAGTGAAAAACTGTCATCCACCACCTGATCTGTTTCAATGGTAAGATTTAAATCCGGGAAATATATAACTAATTCCTTGGGCACATTCTCCGCTACCAGGGGAAGAATATCGTTGTTATATAATGCTTTTATTGTATCTAATATATCTAACATTGTTATTCCTCCCCGTATGCAATGTATTCAAATTCAATAGAGTTGTAATAAAAATTACCATTAATGATTTTTTTAACTGTGTACTCTATATCCGGAACATAGAATACGGTTGTCTCATAGTCATTTATTTCATCGTTCCAGCATTCAACAGTGACACGATCACGGTTAGGGAAAAAAGCTTGAACAATAAGCTTCTGTCCATAAGTGAGCCAATCTTTTGTTTTTAGTTTAAAAGTAGTTCTTTTAACTGGAAGTATATTTCGGCGTGTAGTTCCCCGGCCGTCTGTATAACTGTTTTTATCCTGCCGGCGATTTGGAGTATTACTATATCCCTCAGGTGCTAATAATGCATTGGGGAATGGCGTTCCATTAACTTTTATTACATAGCCGTTACCTGTCATTACCACCCCTCCTTAATGTACAAAACTAGGTTTGCCGGTAGATTTATAATTTTCTTCTTCAGCCTGTACCACAGTGTCAAATAATACTTTACCGTTCGGTAGAGTTATAGTGACATGTAACATATCCCCTGTACTAGAACTTCCACCTACAACCCTTTGAAATGCTTCGACAATTATATCCAGGGGAGCTTCAATATTGGTACCACGTTTCTGATCACCAAGTAAAGCTAAAAATTCTGAATTTGGAGGAATAACTGCACCGGTTGCTAATTTAGGTATTCTGGGTACTGATAAGGGATTTTGACTCCATAACCCACTGAATGGTTTCGCTCCTAATATGCTTACGCTTCTTATCGTATTTAGCATACTATTTATTTTATTGAAAGGAACTGTAATAATAGCATTGATACCATCTATCAATTTGTTAACCACGCTTTTAAATACATCGGAAATACCATCTTTTATACCATCAAATATTTTTCCACCAGTACTGAACACGTTTTTAACATTTGTCCATGCTTCTGTAAAAGTATCTTTAAACCATTTCGATACATGACTAAAAGCTGATTGAATTCCGGTCCATATTCCGCTGAAAAACGTCTTTATGCTACTAAGTGTAAATGCTGTCTTGATATTTTCCCAAGCCGTTGAGAAAGTGGTTTTAAACCATGTTCCGGTTGCTGAGAATGCTGTTTGTATATCTGCCCAACGTTCTCCAAACCATGTTCCAATCCCTTTAAATACTCCTTTTACAGTATCATAGGCTGACTGGAATTTCGTTTTAAACCAGGTTCCAATATCTTTAAATACATTCTGAATATTCGTCCATAGATCTTTAAATATCTGGAGAACAGTATTAATAATAGCTTTCACACCATTAAACAGACCTTGAACTAAATAACCACCTATTTCAGCGAATACTGTAGAGGGTGAATGTATTCCAAATAAATCTTTTACCCCATTAATGATACCCATAAATAAATCGATGAATGGTTCAAATATTAAAGCGAATGCTGCAACTACACCATTAAATAAACCGAATACAATATTTTTACCAATATCGATAATATTGTCACCGTTTAAGGCAGCTTTAAAATATCCAATCATATCGCTAAATAACTCTTTGGTTGAATCCCAGTTAAATACAGACCCAAGGAACATGGACAATCCAGTTTTTATTGCTTCCCATACAGGTGTAAAGTCAAATTCATGAATAGCTGCAATTAATCCTCCAATTAAGGCTCCTATGATTGCACCAATAGGACCTCCAAGATAAAATCCCGTTGCCGCTCCAAGTCCAACATTCGCAAAAACAATAAGGATTTTGTTCCATATTTCTCCGAACTTTTCTGCTATTTTATCTTGAACCCATGCTTCCAAATCTTCAAATAACCCGTTAAACATAGCCACAAATGCCATAGGATTTAATGTTGCAAACATTGCAAGTCCTCCAGCTAATCCAGATAATCCACCACCCAATGTACTTAATATAGCCCCTACTTTTGCTAATGATTTAGCAAAGGCTAAACTAGTGAATAATATACCTAACGAAATACCTAGGTCATGGACAGTTTGTGGCGAAAGACTATTTATTGCATCTGCTAAAACAGCTAATCCTTTTCCTATTACATCAAGTGTTTTACCAATCACAGGTGATAACCCATCGGATAATTCAACTATAAAATCAACAAGCCCTTGACCGATTCCTATTGTGAATTTTCCTAACGCTTCGAATAAATTTGCTAATGCTTTATTCAGTGAATTCCAATCAATATTTTTAAGTAAATTGCCGAGTGCGGTTGCCAGTCCAGGAATACCGTTTCCTAATACCCATGTTCCGACCGGCTTAAGAAATTTATTGTAAAAATCAATTAACGCTTGTGCAACAAATGCTTTCAGAGGATTTAATTGTTCGTTTAATTTTTTAAGAGCTTCTATTGTTGGTTCCAAAGCTTTCTTAAGACCGTTTACTGCATCTGTTATCTTACTATTAATTGGAACTTCTTCGAACATCTGACTAGGACTCGGACCAGTATAACCACCATTTCCTCCCCCGCTATCATCAGAGACTTCATTTAATCTATCAATTGGTGACAGTGCTTTATTAGCTTCCTGCGCCGCCTTTTTAACGGATGCGGCATAATCAATCTGGGCATCTTTTGCCCTGGTGAATGTTGTAGCTCCGGTAATCAAATATGAAAAAAATTCTCCCATTACTGTAATAGCAGTAGTAAGATATCCGATTAATGTCTGTAATGCCGGTGTGATAGCGGTAAGTATTGGTGAAAAAGCGGTAGCAAGTGAATTTTTTAATGTCAGAAGAGATGTAGCCAACGCTGACAAAGTTTTATTTGTCGTTGCACTATACTGTGAAAGATTTTTAAACCCATCTGAAATTGCCGTTGTAGCTGCTGACATAGCCCTAAAAGCTACAGAAAATAGTAAAGACATTTTTAATAGTGATAATGTTTTACTGAATCCGCTTACATTACTATCCGCCTTTTTCATGGATTTCCCCATATCTTTAGCACTTTTAGAAGTTTTATTTTGCTCTGTATTTACGCTGGATAATTCTTTTTTATATTGGTTTAATTCATTCTCAAGTAATGAAAGACTTTGGTACGCTTCATCATACTCTTTATCACCAAAATACAATCCCTGTTTTTCCAGGTAGTATAAAGAATCCTTGTATCGATCGATTTCATCAACTAAATTCTTTATACTGCTATCTGTTTTATCAATGCTTCCCGTACCAGAGAATGCATTAGCAATGTTATTACCAACACCTTTCAGAGAGTTTATAAACGAATTTAAGGATCCTTTCAATGTTCTGGTATCTTTTTCAAACCCATCCGTATCAATCTTAGTATCAAATCTTAGTGTTCCGTCTGCCAAATTATTATCTCCTTTCTATCCCAGGAGTTTATTTAACCGATCAATTTCGGCCTGTTCTTCTGCAGTATATCGTGTTTTTAAATCAATAAGTTGTTTATTGTTACGATAAAATTCCTGTTCATATTTTTCTAACTTTTTCCCACTATATAGCTTTTGCCGTATAGTAAGCACATTACTAAAAAGACCTTCGCCGATTTCATAAAAGAAGCCAATAACAGTCCACCAATGTACATATTTCTTTGATCTAATTTCATAACCGGCAACCTTATTAAGTGCTGGGAAAATAATCTGTTCATCCTGTTCCCAGTCAATTACCTTTCGTGACGCCTTTATTTCTTCAAAATCTTTTCCACCATCAAGAAAATATACACCTTTTTCAATGGCTTCCTGAATATCGTCTTGAGTAAATGAATCAAAATCTTCATATAAACAATCCAACATGACTATAGTTTTATCCCAGTCGGTCATTTCAGGGTCATTATATGCCTGGAAGATTAGTAAAGCCGTCCTGAAGTCGCTCCGGATATTCCGCTGTATTCCATTCACTTCTAAACTATCAGGTAACCGCCCGATCATTTTTTCTTCACCTGGCTAGTATATTTTTTAATACGTGCTTCACGGGCTTTTACATCTGCTTTTATCATGTCGTTTATAATTGGTCCAACAACATTCAAAAACCTTTCCACTAAAGGAATTCCTCCCGGGCTGGACAATGGAGATTGATTCCCGAATACAGCATTACTTACCGGGCTATTAAATATATAATCTATTTGCTCATTGACATATATTCTAGCCTTTGCCACCTCGTCAGCTGCTTCTTTGAGTTGTTCAATAGGGTCACCTTTTGCATCCAAATGGACATCGGTACTTAATGAACCTAATTCATTTTCAATGTTCTCAATCGCCTTATTAAAACGTTCAATTAAGCCAAAGTCGGAAGGATTGATTCTTATAACCCTGTTTTCATCACCATTTATACTAAACTCTTTATATCCATCGTCAAAATTTATATTTTGCATGCACTATTCCTCCTTAAAAGGCGGATTTAACCGCCCTATGATTAATCCGGGGTAAAAGTCTTAGTTGAAAGTGCAAATAACCCCTTGACTCTATTTCCGATATTGTGAACATTAAAAGATATCTGATAACCGGTACTATCTCCACCGTAAGAACCGATTTCAATTAATGCATCTTCTTTATATGCTACATATGAGCCTGCAGTTGTTTCATCCTCTTCCCAGAGATGCACTTCGACTGTAGTAGTTTTCAAATCATCGAGAACAAGCCGTTTATCAATGATATCCTGCAGTTTGGGGAACATAGGGTCATCTTCATCCGCATAAAACGGTTCAACGGATGCCTGCGGTTCGTAACTATCGATACGTTTACTTGTATCTCCTAAGATATTGGGGTTACTTTCTACGTTGGCATTCATTTCAACACTAAGTTCTTCTAAATCTTTGCCGAGCCTGGTATAAGCTGCAGTGCTAGTTAGAGATGCATCTATAAAATGTGCCATGAATTTTCTTGCAATTTTCATTTAGATTAATACCTCGCTTTCCAAATGGTATTGAGCATAGATCTGTAACTGGTATGTTACCGGACCGGACAAAGTTCCTTCCTGATATCCATATAACATACCGTTTGCACTACTTAGTTTAATAAGCGTTCCAGTCACAATATGCTCATTAATAGTTACTTCAATCTCTTGACCTGTGGCTGCATGTTCAAGCCAATAAGCCAGGTCTAATAAAAAAGTGCTATTTGCCATTCTCTCATAGTCATTAATGCTTTGAAAGATTGCATATAGCACAAAATTGTGTTGTCTGTCTTGATTACCGGTAATAGATTCTTTTATCAGCTGATCACCGGTGGGATACAATCCATAATTATCAGGAGAATCCTCCGTATAATCAATCTGTAAATCTGTGATATTCGGGTATCCCAATACGACTTCTTTTACCAATTCAATTATGTTCACTTTGCACCTGCCAGTTTCCGGGCTCCGTCAAGGATGTCCTTTTTTTTATCGGCTTTCATTCGTTCAAACCAGAAAGGGCCACGCATAGGTGCACCGTTATATTTCAAATCTATGTTGGTTAACACTTTCTTTTCTCCTTTTTTGGCCCATGCACTTCCTGTAGCAGGGGAAACCATTAACTTACCGTAATAATGATATCTGGAATATGGAGTATTCTGATTTATTTCTCCGCTGCCTATAACCGTTCCAAGCGTAGCTGAATCAATTAAAATATTATTCTGTCTCGGTGTATACGGTACCATGAATCGAATAACTTCACTATCGATAAATTTCTGGACCTTTCCTCCTGGCTCAAGTCCCCGGGCTTTTAACATTATATCGGTAGACTTAATTTCTAAATGGCCATTAAACCCTATACTATCACCTACTTTCCACTTAATTCCCAGTGTTGCATTCTAGGGCTTCCATGGACTTTTTTTGCAAAAGAACTAATTGTGAATACCTCATTCTCTGCCTTTAATGCTTTAAGAGATGTGGATTGTGTAGCCTGTGATGTATTATCGATTTCAAAAGCAATATCACCACGTACAATGAGGTCTTTTCCTTTGCTTATCACAAGATCAGGAGCCTCCGACATGGGAATTGATACGTACAAACTGTCTGCACTGGATAATCCGGTTTTTATGATGCTTGCTGCCTGATCATCTTCCCAGAAGCAACGATCATATACAAATCTTATGTACTTATTATCCTCAAAATGGTACATCGTGACCTTTGTTGTCCTTTTTGCCATTACCCCACCCCACAATACAAAAGACCAGTATCAGCCAACCAGTCATATATAATGTTTTTGGATGTATTTTGGTCATTTTCCTTAACCTTATCACGGCTTTCATAGGTTGCCGACCAGCTTCCATCTTTCTCTGATACAATACCAGCGTTATCATTTTCTTTGTCTCTCTTATCGCATTGATAGAGATGTTCTGCAAGTTCGCAACAACAATATTGCACCTTTTCCGGGATATCAGCAGATTCCTTTATATTTCCAAAAGTGTATTGCCTAATCAAATTACTTGACTTAATGGTCCATTTTTTAAAGGACTCCTGGGGATTATCACTTCCCCCATTTCATCCTTATATGTACCACTGTAAAATTCATAATCCGCAAAAATATCGATCACGGTACATCACCGCCTTACTATTCTGCGATCATCGTTACAGCCTGTGTCACTGCAGATGCAGCAACCGTAACAGTACCGGTTACCTTGGTATATCCCTTAAGTGTTACAGCATAAGGATAAATACCGGCTCTTAAGTTAAATACGGCCTGACCAGATGCATTAGTTTTTATATTTGATCCATTAACATTAACCCTGGCGTCTGTAATAGCTACAGGTGTACTTGCATTATCTTTTACGGTAAAAGTAACTGCCTGAGTGGTAATAGGCGTTGCTGGTTCAAGATATGCGAATGGACAGCCAACACGATCCTCATCGATACGGGTTGCAGGATTAGGCAACGCCCAACCAAGGCGGAACACAACACGAAGAGCTATCATGTCCTGCTGAGCAAGGTTGTAAACGATCTCTTTTGATACCGGATCCTGAATAACACCCTCTGTGAGGATCTTAACAGTAATGTCCTGACGGATTGCGTATACTGCCTTGGAGAAATCACCAACAACCATCTGAGCAATGGCGGTATTAAACGATCCGTTGTCTGGGAAATACATCGGAGCACCATCAAGAGCATACTGAGTAGCACCCTGCATCGTCTTATTGAAAATAGGCTGCTTTGCATCATCACGAAGCCCACGAAGCTTAGCTTTCATGTTGGTGGAAGCGATTACACCAGAAACGGCATATCCATCATCTTCAACCTTTGAGAATACTCCGTCCTCTGCGAGAATTTTAGCATAATAATCAGGGCTGGCGCCAAGAGCAACATTGTTACCGGATTGTCTTGCTAAAGTGATAATATCATTTTGCCATTCGGAAGGTCGATTCTCTCCAAAGATTACAGCGGAGTCAACACGCTGCCCAATAGCTTCGATAACACGAGGAGTGACCTCACCCATGATATCAAATTCTGCATCATCAAGTACGGCTTCCGGAATAGGTACGATTACCGCCAGCTCCGCAGCTGTCAAATAGACATTATCCCAGGCCTGCCTAGATGTCTGTTTCATTCCGGTATCACCGTTAACCCAGTAAGCAGTAGGCAGGAAATCAAGCACTCGGATTCTCGTCTGTTTGGAGGTCATGTTGGGGAGCTTCTTGGCCATAGCCATAAATACAGAAGACTTTGGTGTATCCTGGGCGATAGCATCGACTATCTGCTCTCTTATAATAGCCTCAGCGTCTGCTCTGTTTACAATACTGGTTGCGAATTTTTGTAAATTCATTGCGATTTTTCTAATTCTGTTCATATATTACTTACCTCATTCTTTCTTTGTTATTCTGACTTAAACAGAGATCGAAAAGCTTCATTTGCTGCAGCTTTCTTATCTGTATTGTCAGTGGTTGTTTGTGTACTGGTTACTACCCTTGGGTTAGACTTTGATTCCTCAAAAAGATAACCATTATCTTTTTTTAGGGCTTCCAGAGCTGCTATAATATCTGTATCCTGGTTCTTAGACTTCTTGAGATTCTCCACATCCAGTAAAGCCATAACAGCCTTAGTATTTCTAGGTTTAAGAGCGCTTACTTTACTTTCCAGTGCAGACGTAAACTGCATATCAGCAATCTGGCTTTCGTAAGTAGCCTTTGTATTGGTTAAATCACTTGTTAATGTTGCAATTTCCCCTTTAAGCTTACTAACATCAACTCCATCAAAAGCCTTTAGTTTTTCCTCTAGTTCTGTGAGTTGTGTTTTATACGTGTTAGCAACTCCCTGTTCACGAGTAATATCATTTCCATTTTCTTTCATGATCTGCTCTATCTGTTCGTCTGTAAGTCCCATATCTTTTAAAAATTTTCTCTGCATATTATCAATCCTTTCATTACGCTTTTTACGGGTCAGCACCCATGTAAAGTTGATTTATAGTTTTACGTCATTCCGGACATAAAAATAAGACGTTAACGTACGCCCTAAACGAGATTTTTGGATCACCGCCTTTCTACGATTGAAACATTTTCAGGATACTGTTCCGCAATGTTTTTATATCCTATCAAGGCTGCCTTTAAAAGTGTATGAGTGATTATATCAGGCTTAGATACCACGCAATATTGTATATTGCCATTCAAGCCCTCTTGTATCTCCATTTCTGCATCACTCAATTCACCTATAGAATTGATCGTGTTAATGGTTAATGCCGATATTGCAGCACACACGATATCACGCCCCGGAATCGAATAATTCGCATGTCCCCCAACTCGGAATCCAATTAATTCATTATCCCTGTACAGTTCTGTAATTTGTGTCATTTAACCTCCAAATAGGTATAAAAATACCACCTACCGTTGTGATAGATGGTATTAAAATATTAATAACTCACTTATTTCAATTAATGACTTTCCGTTAAAAAACTTATCCGTCATTACTTCATCAATATTATCATAGTCTTTAGTTATGCCGTTATAAGTTACCGAAATATTGTTCTTGCTAAAAGGACATATAGAACCGAAAATATCAAGATATTCAAACTCAATATCATCAGTTAAACTTACTATCCACTCTCTTAAATTGTCCGGTTTCATAAGATATCTTGATTCTCCTTTCTTTCTTCTTCCGTTAGCTCTCTTACTTTTCTTTCAACAATTTTTCCATCTTCCCAAACTATATCGTGTGCATGTTCTCCATGCTGTCCAAATGGATGGTTTTTTCTATTACCGTGATCATTATTTGTAATTTGTTTATACCATTTACCACTTGAATTATAATAATTTCTTGTGATACCTCCACTTTTTCCGATAACCTGTGTTATAGAATTAGGATCTCCTGCTGTGGTGGTAGATTTAACATTAATTATACCATTTTTCCCGATATTTGCAACTCCATTTCCACCTCCCACACGTCCAAGGCCATCCGAATATATTCGTTCCCTTTGCTGTGGTAAACCCATTTCCTTAGAGAAATCCGCATATTCGGCCATTGTACCGCGGTACCGGGATTTTGCATTTATTATATCATCTTCGGAGGCACCCGCTCTATCCATCAGCTTTATATCCTGGCGTTGCTTTCGCATAAGAGTTTCAAGCTGTCGCTGTCTCTGAGTAGCTTCGTAGGTAGTATATTCTTTTCCCTTATAAGCCTTTTTCTCATTCTCTTTGGCATTCATAGCATCCAACTGCTCATCCGTGTAGGTGCGTTTCGATATGTCAGGAAGAAACGGATAATAAGAATGATAACAGTTCCATCCACAAAGACCAGGTCCAGTACCAAGACCACATACATCAATTAATTGCTGCCGATTATATACTCTACCCTGCCATACTTGGTGGGTAGGTCTTGCTGTAGCATGCCAGGACACTTCAAAATAATCCGTTCCAAGGGCTTCGGCATTCATTTCATTAATCTTACTGGTTATTTGGGTAACCCCAGTCATAATAGCTCTTCTGGATGCTACCTCTATTCGGTTATGCCAGCCGCTTTCATACTCGACAACTCTTACTCCTGATTTCGTCATTTCCTGAATTGTATCTTTAATGGCCTTGTTATAATTAAAGGCCCCAGAAGCAATGCACATCAATGCTTCATCAAACTTCTTCTTAAGGTATTCGGCTGTTGTGTGATACGATACTGTATTCCCAGACTCCACACGAAAAGCAGTTGTTTGAGTAATATTAAATAACTCGTTTCTGGTTTGCTTCTTAACCGCTTCTATGAGCTGCTGTAGTGGAATATTGTCGTCATATCGGGTGAACGGCTTACCAGTTGCCTTATATAAGCTCTCGTCCCTTGCATATCCATCCTTAATAATCTCGTCATAAATCTTATCAATCTCTGAATCAGTCTTTTGCAAGGTTGTTTGTATAGCCTTACGAATGGTATCACTGGAAAGCCCGATCCTGCTCAAAGTATATATTTCATAATCTGCAGTCCGGGATATGCTATTAATCATATTAATTCGATCAATAACATCTTCCATAATCCGCATAGAAAGTTCAATCATAAACTTTTGTATCTCTACTGGGATACGCTCTAATTCAGCAGGTGTAAGCATTGAAATTATCCCCCCCTACATAACAACATCAGCCTGTTCTGGAAGATTCTTAAGCGCATCCTCTAATGTTTCACCATACCACTTAGCACGGTATTCTTCAGGACGCATTATTCCGGATGCCAAATCTTTTCTGTCATCTTCCCGTTCCTTTTCATTATCGGTTACCACGCTATCATCCCAATCAAAAGTAGTTTCATAATTGCCGGCCGGAGCAAGATTTTCAGCACTTACCCAAAAGTCAATTGCATCAACCAAATCGGTTAAACCTCTTTGCAAGGCTTGTTGTATGTCTGATACTGTTGCATAGGACCTTTGCTTACTGGCCTTTATCTCTTCGGCAGTCTTTTCTACTTCCTGGACATCCGATAATGTGCCATAAGCCAATCCGCTGTCAAACTCAATTCGGCGGAGCTGCTGGTTATATCCATGGTAATACGATTCATCCCTAATATCAGGGCTGTAAGTATCCATAAAGGGTTTATCCGCTGCACCGGTATTATACTCTAATGTACGATATAAACGTTCTCTACCGCCAGGATATTCAAATTTATCATTGGTTTTATCATATTTCAGAAGCGAAGAGGCGAGATGCACTGCTGTCTCTTTGCTGTCATACTCCCAGTCGATCTGGTTGTACCTCTTATCAGCAATCATAATATGTTCCGTGGCCCGACTAAATACGGATACCCCAAGAGGGCTATCGGAATCAATATTATTTGCAATGGGTACCTTGAAAAAGCCGATTGTCAGCTTTTTAGCTCCCTGCAATAAGCCATGAGGCTCAATGTCTTCCCACTGTTTTACGGATTTTAATGACACTTCACTGCCCAGTGTAGCGCCAGTTTTACTCAGGTAAGCAAAGTTATATACATTCACTCCGGTATCAGCAAGGGAATGTAACTCTACTCGGGTATATATCTCTTTCCCCCTGGTATACTGTTCCGTAAAGGCACACTGCGTAATATTACCGTTGCTGTCAAAAGTAATTGGATAAAAGCTGTCTGCAGCATTATACTGAACGGCTATTCCATCATTGGATGGATAAGGTTTAAATACCATACTGCCTTTTGCACAACCGTACTCTACCTGTTTTCTAATATTCGATAACACGTTCTGATAGATGTTATTGATATATTTCGCCCTTTCGTTATCTCCCGTGACTTCTGACTTAAGTTCCAGAGTGACCAGCCTTGCAATCTCACTTGCTATAGATGCCGGTATCCCTGCTGATTTCTGACCACTTGACAACCAGGGTGCTCGATTACTGTACATTAAATCCCACAACTCAATAGCTCCCTGCATAACAGTGGACACATTGATACCGTCCAATTTAAGGCTCTTTTCGGCTACCAGCTTATTTAGGCATTCAACCATTTTACTATATTTCATCATCTCACCTCTATTCGTACCGGATAAACCGGGAAATATCTCTTTCAAACCCATATTCAAAGGCATCAAGACTATCTATGTCACTGGTACCATCATCAAGCCGTTTGTCTTTTGTTAACTCATCAGGATCCCAAAGTGCTCCGCAAAGAGCAAGCTCTAAGCTTTTACACAATTCCGGAACATAAAAAAATCTGCCTTGCCCCATCATACGCTGAGTAAAGCGGATTCTGTCATTAACTTCTGTTTTCAGTGCGTCTGATATCCTTAACCAGCCTAATCCTGATTTCCTTGCAGTGCTCCTAAGTCCGGCTATCAATGTTTTTTCTGCGCTATCACAATTAACCTGCGTTATGTAACCATAGACATTTAACACCTTTAAACAGAAGTCTACAAATAACTGTCCAAGCTTTTCAGGGTCTATATCATTTTTACTGCAGTCTATCCACTCAGATGCAAGAGCTATAATATTGGTGTATCCTCTGCCGTATCCTGTAGCTACAAATGCATGACCGGAACCATTGCCTCCAAAGTCTACACCGATGTTTATCTCCATTAAACTCTTAGGCTTTTCTGTGAGCTTAAAAGGATTTATAATCTGTGCCTGCGCATCATTAAATAATCTATACACAGCGCCCTCAGCAGCCACCCACAGACCTCTTATATACCTATCATAGTAAACAGTACCTTTGTACTCATTACACAGGTTTTCGACAAATTCAGGCGGTAAATATGGATTATCAAATATGGTGTATTTCTGACAATAAATATCCGCATCGGAATCAAGGAACTTTTTAAACCAGTGATTAGGGTTATCCGGGTTACATGCTCCATCAAAGCAGCTGTACGACTTATCCATACGGGATTTAAGCAGCTCAAACACCTGTTGATTCCACTCGGCAACCTCATCACCGTAAACATATTTAAGTGAGGATCCTCTTAATTTTGCTACCTGACTGACCTTTTCAGCACCAAGACAATAAGCGGAATCTCCAAACAGGTCAACAATATTGTCAGAGCCGATTTCCCCGACAATTCTCTGCCCGTATATCTCCCGCATTGGCTGTAGGATATTTCTTTCTATGGTTCCTTTCGATACACCTATCAGAGCGTTTAAGCCATCCTTACCCTGTCTTTCGCGGATTCTGGAGGGGATGGTATAAAGGTTATCCATATAAGACTTACCGGAACGGGTTGCGCCGGTTTTAACATTATAACGATGATTGGCATTAGCTACAAACTCCATTTGCTTAGGACTTAATATCAATTTGTATCACCTGCCTGCTTTTTTATCTCTGCCAACATCTCATCCAGTTTGGCAAGTTCATCCTCATTATCTTTACCGGTTGCTTTATTAACATCAACTTTGAGCTTTTCGATGCGGAGCTTTTGCTCCTCAGAAGCCTTATCCCAATTCTTATGCAATAGTTCATCATACCTTGTGATCATGCTCTCCAGGGTCTTCATTGCCCGGCTCTGTGCCTGTAAGAAGGTAGCATGTTTATCCCAGGCCTGCTGTACTTCCCACTTCTCGCTATCAATATTACCAAAGCCCTCTCCTACTTTTTCAATGGTCTTATCCTGCTGATCCTTAACATACATAAGTTTTTGTGCCCGTATAATGGCAGCATAGGCTATCTGAATATTCTCCCAAAGAATATCCAACGGATCCTTTTTCTCAATCTCCTGGATAATAGAAAAGGTCTCTTCCGGAAGATACTTCGAGAAGAAACCATGTTTTTCTGCATTCTTATTTTGTTCAGGTGCGCCGCCATCATTATCAATAGCGTTTTTATTTCCAGGCTGTCCACCTTTTTTCTTATGCGAACGTTCGCTATTTTTATCCGAGCGTTCGTTATCCCACTTATGGGTGCTTTTCCAACGCCGAACCGTCCCCTCTGGAAGATTTAGTTGACTTGCAATCTCAACTAATTTCATACCACTTTTAAACAGTTCGTATGCCTGATTATATCTTTCATCCGGTGCCCTCGCCAAGCTTCATCACCTCAATTCGTGTTGTTTTGATATATGAAAAAAGGAACCGCACTAAGCAGTTCCGAAATTTACGTTTTATATAACTATTACTAAGGAGGGTGCTTAACCCATAAAGCAGTAAATATTTATCCCTGCATGGGTTAAGGCTTTTTACTTTACTTACCATTCTTACTTTTAGTTAACATGCGAACTATAAGCACAAGGCTTATAATACCCATCATACATAAAACTAATGCAAGTATGGTGATTACTTCATAAAGCATATAATCCCTCCGGTATATTCAGTTTTCAGGAATCTCCAAAATTAAGAGATTCACTAAAATAATATTATTCTTTATATATAAATTTATGCTTTAAACTCCAATATTTCTATTCATGTATGAAAAAACACCCCGGATGATGCTTATGTAATTACATTCTAATTTTTCCTTTAAATTTACTTTCATAAATTTTTGCATCAGGGCAATACGTTTTTACTAATAAATCAAGTATTTCACTGTCTGCATCACTCATTTTAGGACCTTTCGTGATTTCAATCTCATTAATATATTCCTCTTTAACTTTTAAAAATATATATTCAAAGGGAAGATCAACTTTTTTTAATATATTATTAATAAATAATTCATTGACATTCTTTTTATTCGCATCTTTAACTTTTACTGGTAAAACTGGTAGAATATATCGAACTTCATCCTGAAAATTCCATTCTTTTCGTTTATATTTTCCAGGTAATTTAACATTCAAGTTAATTTTTGTTTCAGAATCATATTGAATTAACTGGGGACATAGTAACTCTTCGTCATCTGTGTAAATCACTCTTTTAACAATTTCCTTGTTTCCGGAATATACCACATATTTATCAGCTTCAAAAAATTCTTTAGGTAAGAAATTATTATTCGATTTAATATGTACCCCTTCTACCTCTATACAATAGGTATATGTTTCAAAAGGCAAGTTATGTAATTTTATTCTAACACCGCCCATGTCTCCAGTATACATATTCCATAATGACAATTTTTCTTCCTCAACATCTGTCCAGCAACTTACAAAATAATATTTACCATATTCTGTTAAATCCTTTGCTTTTATTTCTTCCAAGTCATCCATGTTTTTTAATGAATTAAATTTTAATGATTTATTTTTCAAAATTAACCCAAGTGATGATAGGCTTGTATAGTGGTACAAATAATCTGGTATTGGTTTTTCACTCATCATGAATCCCTCCTCATATTACAAATCCTACCACCAAATTCCATAATTTGCAATAACAAAAAAGGCATTCAAACATAATAGTCAGAATGCCTTTTAACTGGGGAGTATAATTAATAAGGGGCTGAAACAGCCTCCAGGCTTTTGACACCTGGCAGCCGCAGGAGGTTCTATACAAACTTCCATGATAGTATTTTATCATATTGTTTTATGATTTATATGACATTTTATAAAAGTATATTAATCGCATTATTTCACAAAATTTGACATTAGTTGTTGTTTTAATTTATGCTTTGCTATATAATTTAGGTAATATAAATTAAATACAAGGAGGTTCTATATGTCTTTAATTCACAGTTATGCACTTTGGAATAATAAAGGTGGGGTTGGTAAAAGTACTATAACTTTTCATTTAGCTATGCGGTATGCTGAATTGCATTCAAATAGAAATGTACTAGTTATTGATTTATGTCCCCAAGCAAATTCAAGTATGATGTTACTTGGTGGTGGTCCAATTGGTGAACAATATCTAATAGATTTATGCAGTGAAGCTACACCAAAATCAGTTGTTGGATATTTAAGTACTGTTATATCGAGTGGTCGTGGTGCTTCCTTACCCAATCCCTCTGATTACATAATCAAAGTTAATAAATATAATAGTAATGTCCCTGAAAACTTATATTTACTCTGTGGTGATGGTAATCTTGAACCTATGGCCCCTGCAATTAATGAAGCTGCTTCCGCTAAATCTTTAACCCCAAAAGATAAACCATGGAAATGGATACAAGAAATTATTAAAAAATTTATTTCTAATGTAACTACTAATGATGAAAAAGATTGGCTTGTTCTAGTAGATACTAATCCCAGCTTTAGCATATATACTCAAATAGCTATATCAGGAGTTGAAAGAATATTAACCCCTATAAATGCTGATGATTCTTCTAAAACAGCTGCTTCTGCATTAATAGCATTATTACATGGCACAATTCCACCACACCCCATTTATGGGTCATGGACTTATGCAGCAATGGCAGCCGAACAAGGAATAAATATCCCTAAAATTCATTTACTTATTGGTAATAGATTAACTCAGTTTGAGGGATCCGCAACAGCTTATGGTGCCTTATCCGACGCAACAGCCTCTTCATTATTTGATATTTTTAAGATTCACCCTGAATACTTTGTTTCAAGAACTACAGCAATAGCTACAAAAGAATCGTTTATTGCTAATTATTCAAAACCTTTGCGTGATTTTAACACTGCTGGCGTTGTATGTGCACATCTAGGTAGGTTGTTGTCTTCTATGAGCCAAGGTTATTATCCTGTTTATGGCGAAAGTGTAAAAGTTAATGCCGATAAAATAAAAGAATGTATTAAAGCAATAGATGCCATTGCCAGTATAATTTAATTGAATACTATATTTATAATTAAATGGCACACAATAAAGTGTGCCATTACATATAATTACTTTAAATTCCAATTGTATCTACATGTTGTTTACTACTAAAGTATCTTCTAATTCGCTGCGATATACTGCTCTGCTCGTATCCCAACTTCCTCGCAATCTGCCATTGATTCATTCCATCAATGAAATACATCCGGAATATTGTCCTGGTAGTACTATCACTGATTCCAGATATGTATCGCTCAATTTCAATCTGGTTTTTAAGAAGCTCGTCCCTTTGCACTTCACGCTGCCTTAACAACTCTGATATCTTATCCTGCCTTTGTGTTGCGTCAGCCGGATCAATGCCGGCAACACGAAATGTCATGGGAGTGTAGGGAAAGTATTTACTTGATCCTTTCACTGTTCCGAATGGTATAATTTCAGCTTGTTTAGTTTCCTCTATTCTTCTATTTAGGTCAGCTATCTCATTTCTTATTGCCTTATATTGACTCAATTCTTTCTCTGTCAATAAAACTCCTCCTTTATTCCTTTAGTACCTTTATATCATCATCGGGTTTCTCTAAGTATATCCAGCTGCAACCGAGTAGGCCGCAATCATCAAATTCTCGTAATATTTCATCAGTTGTGCAAGCCGTGCTTTCTGTCATTAAACTTCCGCAAAACGGGCAATGAAGTATTGTTCTTTCTTCTCCCTGTTTACTTTCTAAACCGACAATAAATTCATTTCCGCATTTATGGCATTTATTCTTATCCAAATTCTGCGCAAAGTAATTTTTAGCTACTTCTATCATATATTTTCCTCTTTCCCTTAATAATCCCTTTGATTTTCGAACATGTGTTTGTTATGATATATACTAAATAATCTCATAGGAGCGATAACCATGCCTAAGGAATCTAATAAAAAACCTATTCCAGTCATTGCATCTTTTAACAAAGAGGGCCAAATCATGCCTATCTACATCCAAGTGGAAGTCGCTCCTATTAAACTGTTAGAGGTCACATACTGCAATGAGTATGCGGACCATTATTTTTACAGAGTGTCTTATGTATTACACAATTTTTTAATGGACGCTTATTTGTATTATTATTTTGATAAACATGTATGGATGATAGAAGAATAAATTTAGTTCGCTTAATCCTTTCTCAGGACCGTCCGGATCCTGTCCTCCAACTTTTCCAGCTCATAACCGTTTAGCTCCTCCGGAAGAATACAGTTAACCACTATCCGGCAGCCGAACCGGGTCTTAATAGCCTGTACCATCCTGGGATTTACTTTTATAGTACGTCCTAATCCTTTTAGTTTCATACTGACCTCCTTTGTCCAATCATCCTGTACCGGATAGAGGTAATATTCTTCTTCCTCTACCCGATAAGATTTTATCTGTCCATTAATTACCTCTTTTCCGTCCAGTACATCCAGGTGACCAGATAACAGTTTCTTTATCCCTACGGAAGCATTAAGATTAAATTGTTCTTTACTGAATACTTTCATGCTAACCTCCTTAGTAATTCATCCAAAGATATTCTGTCCTCGGTAAACTGTTTTCCGCTCTGGCCGGAATAGATTCTTTCCGCCATCCTGACAGATATGTATTATAAATCTCATTGTCATATCCGGATAACATCACCGGACCAGTATGCTGTAGGAGCGTTTCCAATAACTCAACATGGTCCTGGTCTGTCATCTCATGCCGGTATTGCTTCCGGCTTCTGGTAGACAGTACATAAGGCGGATCCGCATAGATCAATACGTTGTCATGGTTAAATGCCTTAATCAGTTCTACGGCCGGCTTATGCTCTATCTGTACCATTTTCAATCGATGTGCCACATTGGTGATAACTGTAGGCAGGTCATTCCAATACCGAACCGCATAAGCGGCCTCCCTGGCATATACATCCTTTTTCCAACCACATTTTTCACATAGACGGAAACCATGTCCCATTCCAGACCGAATCAAGAAGTTCTTAGCCCGTTCCACGTCCGTTAATTCTTCCGGATTTTCCGGAAAGGCATTATCATACTCTGCTCTGGCATATGGAGTATATACAATCTTTTCAATCAATTCCTCTTTCTTTTCCCGGATTACCTGGAAGAGGTTTATTACATCATCATCTAAATCGTTTATGGTTTCAATCCGTGAGGGCTCCTTGTTAAAAAGGATTGCCCCTCCACCAAAATACGGTTCCAAATAACTGTGATGTTTTGGCATCTGGCTTATAATCCAGGGTGCTATCCGCTGTTTACTCCCTGGGTATCTTAAAAGTGTTCTCATATATTCCTCCTTATCCGGTTGTATACAGCACCTGCACTTATACCAAATAATTCACCTATTTCTTTATATGCCATTCCCTGGCGCTTAAATATAATCATAAACTTAACATCTCTTTTAGAGATTGACCTATTCTGCTTCGGGAAAACACCATCCATCATCATAAAGCTTTGTTCGACCGTAACCGGTTTAAGGATGCAGATTAAAAGTGCATAGTAATTTTCTTTCATACTACCTCCTTTTAAGCGAATCTTAATTGTGGTTGGCTATCATCAATCATCATGTTTGGCATTCGCTCACCGACTTTCAGGTAAGGGACATTTGCTTCTGTTAGTACCTTTGATAGACCAGGGCAAACACTGTTACCAATTCTTTTTACCTGCTCGGAGATTGTCACCGGAGTGCCATCCTCATAAGTGTCAATGATGTAGTCAATTGGGAATCCCTGTGATAGTTTCAATTCTTCTGGGCTTAACATCCTCAAAAAAATATCAACGATGCAATACTCATTTCCGAGTACTGTAATTAACGCGAATCTATCTTTTGTAACAATGGTATGCAATGGGTCATTAAGACTCTGTCCTGTACCACAGCCGTAATATTCCATAATAAATTGTGATACCCATGTGCATTTCTGTGCTACATCTTCCGATATACCGGCTTCTTTTAATCTTTCCCACTCAATTGCTTTAATTGTAACCTGTCCAAAATGCCCCGGGCTTGTTGTAATGGTATGTAATGGAGAAAATAGGCTTTGTCCTATGCCGGTCTTATAGAACTTTGTAAGAAATGCACTTAATAAAGCATATCTATTACTGGTATCAATGGTTTGAATGGGATCCTTAACTGACTGACCTCTTGGTTGACTGTTGGTTTCCGAATGATATTGAATAATATATGGGCTAATCTGACAATGCTCGTTCTTTGTAACAATTGTCGATAATGGTTCTTCGACTTTCCGGTTTCTATAGTCAGTAAATCCAGTTTGTCCGATCTGCATTATGTAAGGACTACACACATAATGACTATTTACAGTTGTTATAGTACTTAGTGGATTTGATACATTCTCTGGTTCGTTATCAAACTTATAGTTCAGCATGAGCGGCGTTACCACTCCTACACCATTTTTCTGTGTTATTGTAGATATTGGCTTATCAATGCTCTGCCCCTGAAGTTATCTCCACCATGATTAACAGTTACCATAAAAGGGTTCGGATCATTGAATACGAACTTATCCATTCCGCCAGCTATACGTTTCATAGTTTTTTCAGCTAATGGCTTCTTTCTTCCAAAAATTGATTTACCAAGATCATTAAAATTCAAAACTGTACTAACAGGTACCCATTTTTTAAGTCCATTACTTCCGTCCTTATTATGTGTAGGTTCTGGCCATACAATAGGCTTTCCATCACATCGGAATATTGCAAACCATCTTTTCCTTGTGGTAGGTACCCCATAATCGGCAGCAACCAGTTCACGACATTCAAATTCATAGCCAAGGGCTTTCATGGAGTTGATAAACTTTTTGTAATCTTCACCCTTTCGCTCCTTAATGGGCTTATTATTTTCATCCAGAGGACCCCATTCCTGAATCTCTGCCACATTTTCCATGATGATTACTTCCGGTAAGCTACCTGTAATATCCTGAATCTGAACACATAACCTGCGGACTCCATAAGGAAGAATCCTGAGACCTTTTTCCACCGGCTTACCGCCCTTTGCTCTGCTATGCTGCGTACAATCTGGACTTGCCCACATAAATCTTACAATATCACCATGTTTTAGCCTATTTTTAAGTTTTACTTTCATGATATCTTCTGTATAGTGGTACGCATAAGGGTGGTTTCGTGAGTGCATTTTAATTGCAAATGGGTCATGATTAATTGCATAGTCAACGGCCCTGCCTAATGCCATTTCAATTCCAACACTTGCACCACCTCCACCGGCAAAGCAATCAATTATTAATTCTCTCATTAATTACCTCCTTGGTTTAAACTCTTGCTCAATGATATTCATTAGCTCTGCTAATACTTTCCTGCATAAATCACTGTCATTATACTTATGAGTCAACTCAATTGATTCAGTCCGCATTTGGCCCCAGTCAAATTCCTCTTGCTCTTTGGCCTTATCCCACTTAGCATAAAAGTTATAAGTATCAGTCGTTATCTGAACTACCTTAGCAGGTGTTTCACTTTTGATATTTCCTATAATGGCCCAGAATAAAGAATTATTTAAATTATCTTTGTATAGTTTATAAGTATTGCTAAATGTACTTTTTACATCATTCACGGATTACACAACCTTTCTTCCGGTAATGGGTTTTACGCTTTTTATATTGATTTTCACAGAACTGGATATCATCTACATAGTCATAACAGATTGCGTCTATTTTATCCTTAAATACCCTAGCAATGCGGCCTATACTCTGTACAACAACGGCAAAATCTTTTTTCGGTGTAGTAAGATATAACCTGTCCAGACACGGAATGTCCAAACCCTCTTTTGCCAAGGAATACGAAGCAAACAAATACTTTTTCTTACCAGTTCTCATATCTTCCAAGGCCTTTACTCTCTCAGCTTTCGCGCTTTTACTGGTCATTTTTCCGCTTATCATGACTGCATCCGGTGAGTCTAACATTTTCATAAGTATTTCAAGATGCTCTAGCCGATCAGAAAGAATCAAATTACTATGGTCTTTATTTACTTTTAGCTGTTCCACAATCTGATAATTACGTACTTGACTAAATACCAGGTAATTCATTAATTCGCTGTAAATCATAGTTCCGTCTGTATCAAGGCACACCTCACTGGTTTTGATACCGGTATTGCATTTATGGACCGTAACCTGCATTGTCTTATCTGCAACAGCTTCTTCCGGTACTGTGTAAGCAATATCACCCACAATCGCAAAGGTGGATTTAATAAGTCCGTCCCCTCTGTGTACCGTTGCTGATAAACCGTATTTGTATCTGGCAGCCAGGCTGTTCATAACTTTAGAAAACATAGTAACCTGTGTCGGTGTACCAGCTAATCTTTGGACCTCATCAACAATAATGACATCCCAAGTGTATTTATATTGCTGTAAATCCAGTTTGGTAAGCGTTTGTACCGTTGCAAAAGTAATACCTGTACCGATATGCACTTTACCCTCAGTAATCTTCCCCAGAAGCTTTTTATCCATGTACATTGCCGCTCGATCATAGGACTGGTTTAAAAGATCTGCAGTATGTGTAATCCATAAAGTTTTCCTGTCTATCGATGCAGCCAGTGCAATTCCCATTTGTGTCTTTCCGGATCCGCATGGAGATTGTAAAATCCCACATCCTGCTTTCTTCATAACCTGAACCGCTGGATCCTGATATTCATACAAAGGGATATCTGCCTGATAATTAATAAATGGATTATTTGCAAGATCCTGTTTAATGTCAGCACCTGGTATGAACTGTTTAATATGCTTTCCTATACCAACCGGAACGATAAGGCTGTTTCCATCAACCCGATAAAGCAAAAGATACTCCGGAGTGTTCCCGGCCCATAATCCCATACGTTTTTTCTTCTGGAAATCTGGGTTTTTAATTATCAAATTATCCTGGACCCATTTTACTAAATCAGAAATCGGATCCTGTATGATTAATTCACTGCTTATCGTTATGTGCATCCTATCCCCTCCAACCATTTCTTTAGCGGTGTAGAGTACCACAATAAATCATTTTTATTCACTACTTTTATATTTTTACTTTTTAAAAATTCAAGTACTTCCAGGGAGATTATCCGGATTCCTTTACTGGTATTCATCGCAAATAAACCCTCATGATTTCCGCATTGCTGCCATAATGTCATGGCATTGCATTGATTTTCCTCAATTCTTGATAAAGGAAATGTATCATTCTTACAATCCTTACAGTCAAATACATAGGTATTACCCCTGTCTGGCTGCTATCACATCAAAAGGTTGTCCGTTATGGTTATCCTGTAATTTATGTACCCAGAAACCATATTTTGAAAGGGTATGTATAAATTCATATTCAAAATCTGTTCCTGCTTTTTTATTATTTAATCTCAAGTTATCACTCCCATGTAGTTCCCCCAGTTCCCCTTTTTTTATACCTTGGGTACTCATTGGGGAACTTATAAAATTCAGTATAATCAATGGTTTGCGGTTAAGGTTCCCCCGGTTCCCCAAATTTCTAGGTTTCTCTTTATAAGAGTTGTGTGTGTATGTATTCATCAACACACACACCAAGTATTATATAGGTGTATTTTCTTGGGGAACCTGGGGAACTGGGGAACCGCTAATCATCAAAGGGTAACCTTGTTTGCTCATCAATTGGTATAAAGTCAGTGTTTTCAATGGTTTCCTCGCTTTCTTCGTCGCTCATCTTTATGACATTGTACCTTGATTTTTTACCGTTAATCTTCTTACTTTTCTCCATCCTGGTTCCCCCACGATCATTATCTTTTAATAATAGCCCGTTCCGGTCTGCCCAGGTAAGGAAAGATTTATTGGAGAAGTTTCCCCTTTCGCACATGCTTTTAAAGACATTTGGTTCGATATACACGTACCCACGCTCAATAAATCCCCATATTTCGCCTTTATAATTGCCGTAATTATCAGGAATAAAATTATTTTTATGTATAGCTATATCAGACATAATAAATCCATAAGCTCTTTCTTCTTCCGATACCTCGTCTTTACTTTTCAGTAAATTAAAACAGATATCAAAATCCAGATACATACCATCTTCAAATATCTGCTCCGTTGCTATTTTGTCAGCTGTCAAAAGGATAGACATAGGTAATATTTGCTTATCTTCCTTTTCAATTCCCATTTCTGTGGCTTTAGCATAGATCCGATCCTGGAAGTCTTTTTGCATATCCTTAAGCACCTGTAGATCCATGTCGCTAATAATTTCTATAAACTCTCTGCCGGCATACCCATAATGTTCTTTTACTGTACTTACAACGGCTGCTGATTCAGATATGTTACCAAAAATACTTCCTTCGTCACTTTCAAATTCAATTATTCGATTAATGGCTCCTCCCTGCATCGTTTCGCTGATTAAGGAGCGCTCTGAATTAGTCAGAATAATATTTTTCCAATATCGCTGTCTCTGTAAACCTATATTGACATTGGAACGTTCCTTACCACCACCAGAGCATAGACTGTAAACATATCCAGAAAAATCATCTTTCATTTTTTTTTGGATTTCAGAAAAATCATCTATGGCAAGGGGTAAGTGATTAAGAAAGTCCAGCCTGGCTTCTAATGCTATTTCATTTGCTTTGGACTTGATCCAGTACTTGCCCTCTGTTGGGTCTGCCCAAACTGAAGTCGCAACCATTAATGCGACAGTCTTTCCTTTACCGGTCTTACCATGCGTATTTATAATAAACGGTAATGCATTAAATTTATGTAATAAAGGACTTGCAAAAGCTCCGGCTAAATAAATCTTAGGTTCTAAGCGCTCACTCTGCCTGATTTTATGCATTAATTCAAGCCATTTAGTGTAGGATCCATTGCTCTCTATGCTCTTAAAGGCACCGGACAGATTATCCTCATTATCAAAAATCACGCTTTCATCATATGGAATGAAACTATTATTGAGCCAACCTAATTTTGAAGTAGATAGTTGTTCCGGTATTGCTGAATCATTCATGCTCTCTATGTCGGCCAGATACTGCACAAGAGCACGGGCGTTCTCACTGGTGACGCGCACGCCATATTTAGATAATCCGGTAATACGATTACTGGAGGACATCACCTCTTTGTCTACGATGATTTCTTTCCACCTGTTCCGGACCTTAAATGCTAACACTGTTTTAATATAACCAGTTTCTGCATTTACCAAGGATTTAATAGGCATAATTGGGTGACTGCAGGCTGTCTTTTCACCAAAGTTAGTCAATATTGTTATGCCCTCTTCATTCGCCATCCATCCCCCGGTAAAGAGTTGAGGGTAAGCACCTTCAAATTCTGTATAATTCCCACCGGTTTTTAGCGTAAAACTACGTTTGGATTTGGCAAAAGCCTTGTATTTTATGTCAAATAACTGCTTTACCCCAAGCGACTTTGCCCTGGCCATAAGATCAACTGTAAGGGTTGCATGCAGAATCGGATCTTTTTCTTCATAGAGTTCAAAGAATATTTCATCATTTAGGATAGTCTCTTTATTAAGTTCTGCTATATTTATCATTTATCCAACTCCAATACAGTTTCTAATAGATACACTTGATACTGCAATTTATCAATGCAGTAGCACCAAAGGTCCGAAAAAGGAGGTTCTGCAGTAATTATGTTACGATAAGCTGTAACACGTAACTGAATACTTCGTATCCTCATGGCATTTACATGCCTAAGTTGTTCTGCCTCATTTCTTGCTTTCCTTGCTTTCATTGCCATCACCATAGTTCGCCAAGACGGCTTATCGGCACCTCCAAGCAATTCAAAAGCCGTTCGGAAATTACATCCATTCAGATGCATCTCCATGTCAAAGATATCTCCTGTAGCTCCGCATCCAAAGCAATGGAATGAATCATCATATATTTTCATAGAAGCAGTTTTTTCAATATGGAACGGGCAGGATATAAACCCGTTCCTATTTATATTGATTCCATTACGATGCAGGACTTCTTTCATTGTCACTGTTGCTTTTAGCTCATCCTTGGTCAAATAAAATCACCTCTACATAAATGGAAGTTCTTCTTCCAGTCCATTCGGTATATTCATGAAGCCGTCACCGACAGCACTCGGCGTATATCCTGGGCCATAACCGTTATCTTGGCTTTCAGGAAGTAATTTATCCTCAGGAGTGTCAACACCATTTCTGATAACTTCTACGCTTCGGAACTGCATACATTTAGTAGCAAACTTTTTCTCTTGCTGATTATTTAAGTATTGTTCGCGGCCAAAAACTCCACCTATTAATTTGCCTTTAAAGCAGGAAGCAAACTTGTCGCCCCAGGTTACTTTAAACCCAGGATTTGAATTTTCCGCAGCTGTTATAAAAGATTTAAATCCTCTGCCGGTATTACCATTTGCATCATTTATTAATTGATATACAGTACAGCCCCATTTCTTGTTTTCCCTGGTATCTGTTTTATATTGTTGTGCAAAATAGTCTTTCTGATCACCTTCAGCAATATCTAAACTAATTTCCAGCATATTCTTTCCTTTAGCTGATTTTGTCTCTTTTACCTGCATTATTTTGCAGATATGTCCTCCAAGTTTCAGCGGAGTAAATTCCCCATAAGCCTGTACATTATCGTAATCATTTGGTTTTTGCATTTTTATTTTCCTCCTTATAATTCAATTCGTAGTAATCCCGAATGGTATCATCTACAAGCTTTAAATCGTTATCAATTTCCAGTGTATCAAACATCCCCATAGGACTTTTTGAGACGGCCCCTGCATCTGCCTGAGTAATAAACTTATGCACATTATTTTCAGCTACGCACCGGAGGACTATCGTAAACATCCCCTCTATACATACTTTTTCATCTAACAGTTTACCTATGGTCTTAGGTCGGATATCTCCAAAATCATTAACATCCTCATGCATGAAAAAATAAACAATTTTATCTGCAGGCAGACTTTTTATAACAAATTGAATGAGCCGCCAGAAGTAGTCCCCTAAGTCGTTGTAAAGACTAAATACAGCGTTTCCACCGCCAACAGAGCTGTGTTTTGACATAAAGTGATTTGTAATAAGATAACCGGCATCATCAATAACAAAACTTTTAAATTGGGCATTACAGAGTTGCTTCATGATTTGCTGATAATCATCGGTCACTACCTTAGGTATTTTTGATTTAAATGGGAGCGGCTTTCCAAGGACATTGACCAGGGCAAATCCATCATTGCAATTCCTAAGGCTTGTACTTTTTCCGCTACCTGATTTACCTATAATTAATACTGGGATTCCCATTACTTTTTCGCCTCCTTTTCAAAATCAATTACTGACAATGCTGTAATCACAGGATTTTCAGCGGGTACCGCTGTTCCCATTAAAAGTAATGTACAAGTGGCATTTCTCCAGAAATACATGCTTTGTCCAAAATTTGTACATGGACCGGAAAGAGTATTTTCCTGATCATAATCAATTTCATTTAAATCAATCAGATTTAAATGATTCATGTCCATCATTACCAGCTGCTTACTTTCATTAACCTGCATCAGGCGATAGACATTAAAGTGTTTGTCCAATAACACATTTGAAAGAGTAACCGGATATTTTGCTTCTTTTTCCAGGGTATTAATATGGAAGTAGCTATGAATATCCATTTCTGTCTGGGGCATAGGTTTTTCTTTACTTACGATAAATACCGTATCTTCTTCCGGAAGAACTCCGGCAAGCTCCATAATAATTGCTTTGACTTTATTGGGAATATAATTTACATCAAGCCAAACCATCCATGTACCGGCTATAATTATGTATCCCTCGTCAAAATAACCAATCCGGATACCTCCTCCCTTATAGGCTGCTGTCATAAGCTTTTTTAAGTGTGTCGGATTTATAAACATATGTACCTCCTATCGTATTCTTAGGCTTTCGCCCCGTGGCTCCAGATGCGCCCAGGTCACCTGTTGTGTTGAAAGTAACTCTCTAATCCTTTCATTGTTTGGAAGAGGATCCTGCGGAATACGATAGGCTTTCGGTAAATCCTTTACGTCCAATACATCCAGTCTTAATGGTTGTAAACCTCCATTTTTCTGTATATTGAAGCTGAATAAAGTGGTTTTAAATTTAGTTTTACCTATCTGCTTCATATTGGCTTCCAAAGTATCTTTTAATATCTGAGCCCTGTTTTCATTGGTATTTAACCTGGCGCGTAGTCTGTCAATCTCGGCCTTAATTACTTCTGCATCATATTTGAGACTTTTATATAACTTGGCATAGTTATCAGCCTTATCCTCAAATTCCCCCTCGATTGCTTCCAGGGTATCTATAATAGTCTGCTCGTCGATTTCTTCATCATAAAGCATATTTAGAACTGCATCATAGCTCTCTGTTATCTGATATAAGCTGCTCATTACTTTCCTCCTGTTCTTCCAATTCCTTTTCATGTTTCAGAAACTGGTCATAATTATCCGGGACATATTCCATTAATGCTTTACCTCCTGTTTTTGATGTGCTATAATGCACATAGGTTATTTACTACTGGGCTTTCCGATATTTGCGGTATCGGCAAGCCTTTTTTCTTTTTATTTCACACTGCGGGCATTCGTAACCGGCCTTAGGTATCTTTTGCAAAACACTGATAATCCAATATAGCCCACAAGTCTGACACTTGGCCCTCATAGTTTTTTCAGGGCTTTTATCTTTTCCCCGATTCGGGTATTCCGCATAAGTAATCTTCCGTAGTCCGATACCAAAACTAACTTTGAATCCCTCAAACAACGTATGTATCCCTGGGCTTCTCCGTGCTTGTGAAATGCCTCTTTGATTTCCGCGGGTGTTGATTCTTCAGTAACACGGTCCGCCTCTTCCTGTAATTCCGATACAGTCTTGATTATATTCTGGACGTCGGTGTCATCCACAATTACACTCCTATGCATTCCTGTTCCTCCTTTTTCTGTAATTATTTGTTATATTATGGTATAATCTCCTTACAGGCTCTGCCAAGCCGAGTACATATGAGAGAGGAGAAAATACTTATGGATGCTAATCTACACATGACCCCAACTAATACAATTTCATTTGCCAAAGAAATCACTCTTAAAGCTATTGAATTTGAGCTAATACCAAAATACTGCGATCCAAAAGATGGTGCTAAAGCTGTAACTGATTTTTACAAAACTACTTTAAAAACTATAAACAACGATTAACCTAGGTTGGCTCTGGCGGTAACTAACTCTGCTAGAGCCTTTACCATATCCGCCATTACTTGTGAATTGTCCGCAGTAGAGACATGGCATAAATTAGAATCAACCCAATCACAGATATTCTCTATAGTCTTATCTAGTTTTTCTAGCATCCCTCATTCCTCCTTTCCGATATACTTATATGTAATGACCGATACGGCCATATACGCACATCCTATCCCACCACTTACCAAAGCCTGTCTCACAGTTAGCCGGTCCAGCTCCAAAGATCCCGCTACTCCAAATACATAAAGTAGAGCCAGAAAGAATGTTATAACCAGGAATGCCTGCAGGCGTGATTTATACTTTTGCTTCATCAGTACCTCCTGTTAATAAATCAAAATATGAATGATTAAACTGGTTATTGTTCCGGATAAAGTTCCTATGAATACTGGATGGGTAATAAATTTAATTATCTGCTTCATAGGCTTGTCCCCTCCTATCCTTTATATTTTTCAGCTTCCTGCTGAAGATACTTTTTAAAATCCTCTTCATCTACTCTCCAATGACCTCGGCCTTTACCTATTTTATAAGCTGGTGATCCTTTCTTTCGAAAAAGCTCCATTGCTGTATCTATGGACTTTATTTGGAAACGTTCCATCACCTGTTCAGTAGTCAGCGCTGGCATAATTATTAATCTCCTTTCTTAGACTCCTGGCTATTTTTTATTAGCGAAATATAACATTTCACTAAATCTTTTTGATTAGGAGTAAGTAGAAAATACTCTCTAGCAATTTCAAGAGACTCTTGCGTTGGTACTTCATCGCCAGAATAAATAGTATCTAATCCAATACCGAAATAAACCGCTACCTTTTTTACTTTATCAATGCTAGGTTGAACAAATCCCCACTTATGAATGGTGCCGTTACCAAAACTGAGAATATTCTCTAACTTACTTATAGTAATATTTTTCTGGTCACATAATTTTTTTACATTATCGTATAAAATTGTATTCACCTCTTCCCTTAAGACCATAGTACTAATTTTGAAAATTTTCGCGTAAAAAATATTGACATATACGAGAAAATATTCTATTATATAAAAAGACAGAACAACAGAATTTTTTCTTGTGCATCTACATTGAAATTGCCGTTTCTTTAGTAGATTATTTAATTAACGCGATTTTTTTCTTGTTACAGCCTTATTGTACAGGATTATTTTCTTGTTGTCAAGTACTATTACGAGATTTTTTTCTTGTATCATATTGGAGGATAAAATGGATCTGCGAGATAGAATTCGCGCATTAGCAAATGAAAAGGGCATGAGCCTGCCAGACTTAGAAAATACATTAGGTTTTGGTAATGGAACCATCGTTAAATGGGATAAGTCTACCCCTAATGTAAAAAAATTAGGCGATGTCGCTGACTTTTTTGGTGTATCAATTGATTATTTAACTGGAAGAGTTGAGGGGAGAAGTGATACAGTTTCTAATGAAGACAATGTTGATAATGCATCATATGAGGATCTACTTAAGATCTATACCAGAGGAAAAAACAATCTAACACCACAAGAAAAAATGAAACTTGCCCAAATAATTTTATCAGATGAGGATTAATTAATAATGGACTATGACAAAATTAAATATGCTATATATTTAATCTATGAAAAATATGCGATTAATAGGTTGCCCTTTGATTGTATTGGTTTGCTTGAGACAATGGGGTTTTCCTGTAAGAAATATTCACATTTATCAGAATCTAAATATGAAGCCTGTTTGCGTTTAAGTGAAGATGCATGTACGTTGGGAAATGAAATATTTTACAATGATAAAAAATCAAAAAGAAGAATTAGATTTTCACTAATGCATGAACTTGGTCATCTCGCTTTAGATTCCCAAGATGAGGCTGAAGCCAATAATTTTGCCAGCACTATATTAGCTCCGTCTATGGCAGTATATTATTCAAAATTATCGAATATAAGAGAAATATCAAATATATTTAATATCTCTTTAGAATGTGCTAAGTATGCATATGAAACATGTGAAAAATGGGTATATAGCGTTAAACATTATGGAATGACTGACGTAGATTGGAAGATATATAATCATTTTTATGACGAAGAGGTAAGGAAGTTTGTCTTTAAGATTACTCCTTGTGCTTATTGTGATACACTAATTTACAACTCTAATAAACCATTATGTGAATGCTGCGATAAACCGGTATCGAATATTTCTAGGTTTGATAGGCAGAGAATTGATTTTATTAATGCAGAAAACTCATGGTTATATGGTGGAATATGAGTACATAAAAAAACCGCTCCTACTTGCAATAGGAACGGCTTAAATAGATACTACAGACTAGTGCCTATAATATCGCTCTCGGCAAGCATATTATATCATATCGGTATATTAATTCAATACCGAACATTTGCTCTAGTTTGACGAACCAGGGCAATTTTTATGCCCTTTTTAGAGAAAGGAATGTATAATATGGCTGAAAAATTAAAAAAACGAAAAGATGGCAGATATGCCAAACAGGTTACTGTTGGGTTAAAAAATGGTAAGCCAGTTAAGAAAACAGTATATGGAAAAACAATTAAGGAGGTTGAAAAGAATTACCGGGAACTAATGCTATTAATAGATAAAGGTGTTGTCCTTGATAACAGAGGTATAACGGTGAAAGAATTGCGTAAAGAATGGTATCGCATAAAAAAAGAGGGTAAAGTTAAACGGAATACAGAATGCGCTTACTCTTCTATCATGAAACGCATTGATGCTGCAATTGGCGATATGAAAGTAAAAGACGTTACAATGTATACTATTGAATCCTTATTATCAGATACGCAAAAAGAGGGCCTTTATAAGACGTCAGATTCTATACTAATTATGTTAAAAGCTATCTTCGATTATGCTATACAAAATGATATTATAGCTAGAAATCCTTGTAAAGGCCTAACAGTTAAATATGATGAAAAAACAAAACGCGTATTAACAGAAGAAGAAAAAGAGAACATTAATAACGCTTCCGGACTTAAAGATCGTGAAAAAGTATTTTTACTGTTAATGAGATATACTGGAATGCGTCGTGGTGAAATATTTTCATTAACTAGATCAGACATAGACAAAAAGCATATGTCAATCCGGATCAATAAAACTCTGATAGATAATAATGGTAAACCCTATGTGCAAGAAAACACTAAAACAGAAGCCGGAAAAAGAAATGTCCCGATACTTTTACCTTTGGCAAAACCACTTTTTGAATACATAAATTCTATCGATACAGAATATCTATTTCTTAACAGAAACGGAAATCTTATGGCTGTCAATAGTAAAATCATTTCTTTAATCAGGTAA